TATATACTACCTTTGGTGATGGATCAAACCTCAGTGCCAATGCAGGGAGTGCTGGTACTTGGACTAAGGCAGGGAACTCAGGAATATACACAAGTAAGAACGTAGGTATTGGCACAACTCTACCTACCGCAGCTCTGTATGTTTCTGGTAACGCACAGTTAACAGGTATTACAACTGGAACATTCGTTGGAGATGGTTCTGGTCTAACTGGTGTGACTGCAACAGGTTCTGGTGTTGTCATTAAGGATAGTGGTGTTCTAGTTGGTGTTGCACAAAGTCTTAACTTCGATAGAAACTTAGATGTTACACAAGCATTTGGTGGTAACGTCACAATTGGTGCTGCTGACACAGTAGGATTTGCATTTACCTCTGGATTCTCTACTGCATCTGGGTATGCAAACGTTGCTGGAGTATCTACCACATCAGGAACAGCTGGGTTCGCTGACACGGCAACCTTGGCCATCAGTGCAAACTTCGCCACAGTCGCTGGTATTGTAACATACGCATCTGCATCTGGAGTTGCAACCAACTCAGGAGTAGCCGAGTATGCAAAGGTAGCTGGTATCGCATCATACGTTGCCAATGCAGGGTTCTCAACCATGGCTGGGTATGCACACACTTCAGGCATCGCCACAGTCGCACAGAATTTAACAGGAACTCCTTCTATTACTATAGACAATATCAATTCTGCGATTGGTATTGTAACAATGCCTGGTCAAGGTAGTAAAATGCGTTTCGACTTTGATGCAACAGGTGATATGCCTACTGCAACAAGTTGGAGAGGTATGTTTGCTTATGCAAATAATACTAAGACTGCATATGTTTCCAGCGGAACCACAATGGGTGGTTACAATGGGTGGAGAAAGATAATACACCAAGACATGTATGGTAACTACCAGACTGTTGGTGTTATAACTGCATCTAAGTTTTCTGGTGACGGTTCTTTACTTACTGATCTACCTTCTACAGATAGTATTTGGAGATCAAACTCCACTGGTATTAACACAACAGGCAACGTTGGTGTCGGCACTACAAACACAGAAGGATATAAACTTAACGTATTAGGTAACTTCAAGTTACAAGGCAGACTGGACGGAACTGCAACAGATAATATCTTACCTCATCTCTGGGCACAATATTCATCTTTACCATCACCAACAACATATCACGGTCAGTTTGCACACGCACACGACACTGGTAAGGCATACTTTGCACATGCTGGTGCATGGATGGAACTTGTCAATAAGAATACAGACACGACTGTAGGAACAGGAACTGAAAATTATAAAGTTGGTGTTATCACTGCAACATCATTCTCTGGAGATGGTACTGGTATAACTGGAATCGGAGTTACCTACGCAGCAGTATCTGGAGTCGCAACTCTAGCACAGGGGTTAACTGGTTCTCCTAATATTACTGTTGGAACTGTAAATGCATCTAGTTTCATTGGTGATGGTTCTGGAATAACTGGTGTTACTGCCTCTGGTACTGGTATCATAATCAGAGACGATGGTACACTTGTAGGAACCATTGGCACTATTAACTTTGGTACAAACCTTTCAGTATCCGCTGCGTCTGCTGGTGTTGTAACTGTAACCGCATCTGGTGGTGGCGGTGGTGGATTATCTGGTATTGTTATACAAGAAGAAACATCAGCAGTAGGATCTGCACAAACAATTAACTTTGTTGGTTCTGCCGTGACTGCAACCTACAGTGGAGGAGTTGCAACCATTGATATGTCAGGTGCAGTTCCATTCACAGGTGCTGCTACTGCTATCACAGCTCTTGATATCTCACAATATGAGGCTGCATATGCGTGGGGTAATCATGCAAGTGCTGGATATCTCACAAACATCAATGGATCAAACTTAGGTGATCTATCTAATGTTTCTAGTGCAACTCCAAATGCTAATGAAGTATTAACATGGAGTGGATCACAATGGGCTGCAGCAGCATCTAGTGGTGGCAGTCTTGCAATTAAAGAAGAAGGATCTGATGTTGGATCTAACATAACGTCCATTAACTTTGTAGGAAGTGGTGTTACTGCAACGGCATCTGGTGCTGGGGCAACTATTACGATCACTGCAACAGGCGGTGGAGGAGGAATTTCTACTACTGGATTTGGAACATTCACTGCATCTGCTGGTGTTGAACAACAAATAGATTCATTCCCAGTCGCTAGTTACTCAAGCGCAGAGTATACATTCATGGTTGGTGTAGGGACATACAGACAGTCACAAAAACTTCTAGTCATGCACGATGGAGTTACAGCATACTCACAAGAATATGCTATCATGTACTCTCCAGAACAACAGGTATCCATAGCTGCAACAGTAAGTAGTACCAATGTTTTAGTCAAGTTTACACCTGAGGCTGGAATATCTGGACTAACAACATACAGATTCGTTAAGACCTTAATTCAAGGATTATGATAGAAACTAGCACTAACAAGTTAGATAGGACTGGTCTAGCCGTCGTTCCGACTGGAGTTAATGACAAAAAGGCATACTCTATCAAATGTTACAACAAAGAGGATTGGGTATTCATCCACGAAGAATTAGAAAAGGATGGTTCACTAGAGGATAATATACCTGATCCATCTATAGTATGTCCTGACAAAAAAGAACATAGTGATACCAGAGCAACTTACATGTTGACTGATGCGGAAGCAGAAGACCTAAGAAAACATGAGAAAGTACAGTGGGTTTGTATTGACTATGACGTATATCCAGGCAACTATTCTCCAGATCCAGACCAAATAGTAATGGGTGTAAAGAAATTTAGTAGATTAGATAAAACTATATCTAACTATAGAGACTGGGAAAATGCTCCAACATCATTACCAACATCTCAGGTTGGTATTGGTTCAACAGATAAGAACAGAACTGGATATCAGATACTAAGACATACACAAAAAGAGAATCCTTGGGATGCAACATCCACTGGACTAACTGGATCTGATCATATAATAATTGAACAACAACCATTTCAATTAGGAGATGGAACTGGCGTAGATGCAATCGTATCTGATGATGGTTTCTGGATTGCACACCCAGAATTTGTAACTACTGCCGATGATCCAGAAGGGTATGTAAGTGGAAATCCATTGACATGGAGTGGTATATCTACATCACCAGGCACATGTGGTGTTCTAGATGTAGTTCTTGATGCACCATACTATATCGACCCAGACTTTTTCAATGCAGATCCAAGCAACAGATTGACTCTACGTTGGGATGGTACTAGGGTTCCAGTAGAATCTGTTGCAAGATCATGGTGGTCTGATTCTAGTCAGAGATCAGTAAAGTACTCAGCTATCGGTACTACAAATGGTATAAGCACTAACTATACTAGAGCAAGTTGCAACGGTAGTAACACTGCGAAACCAACTAACAGTTCTAATCATGGAACTCAATGTGCTGCTCAAGTATTTGGTAAAAACTATGGTTCTGCATACAACTGTAACAGATGGGTGATAAATGGTATTGGTGGTTCTAATGCTGGAATCAATGGTAGTCAGTTTGATGTACAGAAACTATTTCATCTATACAAACCAAACTACGATAGACACTCTACTGGTATTGGGCAAACAAATCCTGACAAAAATCCTACATTGTCAAGTAATAGTTGGGGATACAGGTCTAGTCTTATTCACAGCACAGGACAATACTATTGGTATAGACCATCAGATATAGATGGATCAGTAACAGGAGTATCATATTCGCCTGGATCAGTTGAACCAGAGTTCTTTGATCTATTAGGTAATGCTGGTGACTCAGGTAGAATGAAAGGTGAGATGATAGATAGTTCTGTCACCGCAGCTGGTGATGAGTTATCTGAGGTGGGCGTAATATTTGTGGCAGCTTCTGGGAATAGTAATCAAACTCAGTGCAGTCAAGACGATCCTGATTTTAATAACTACTGGGCTACATCTTCTCAAGGTGATGGTGTTGCATTAACATCTGCAACTCATCTTGAATTTGGATTGAATTGTTATAACACTATCAATAGAAGAGGATGGCCACAGTCTTTAGGTAAGACTACAGCTGGTATATCCACTTCTGGAACTGAGTATGCTTGCATTAATATTGGTGCATTGGATGATACTATCTCCGCTGGTGGTTTTGCAAGTAGAAATACAGACTACAAAGAAAGAATAGCAACGTATAGTGATAGAGGATCAAGCATTGATTGTTATGGTGCTGCTGACGGCACACTCACAGCAGATGGTAGAGCATCAAACCTAACATATGTTCACCCAGAGGATTACACTGGACTAACATTGACTCCATATGATATTGCCTTTGGTGGTACAAGTTCTGGATGTCCAACATGTGCTGGATGGATTACAACTAAACTTCAGTATAACAGAGGATGGACTTGGAGAGATGTAAAAAATTGGTTAGTAAATAACTGTGGTTCTCAGAGTCCAGAGAGATTTTACTATGGCGATGACAATACATCTTGGAGTGCATCAACATCACAATGGGAAGATTACTATGGACTCAATACTTATGGTAAAGGCCCCGTTGTAATATGGGATGCTCCCACTGGTTCACCTTCCGAACCAAAGAAACCTGAGATCAAGATCTCCAACTCACCTAATCTTAAGATTAGTGGTGGAGTTGAGATAAAGTTCTCTTAATAAATACTAAAAAGTACTAGCGCAATGGCAGAAAAATCGTTTGGTGTAAAGGATCTTAATATGGTCGGGTCGAGTGGCGATCCGACGATAGAAAGTAATGGCGATCTGAATTTAAAGGCTGGTCAAGTTGCAATCCAGACTAACACCACAATCACAGGAGTAGTTACTGCAACATCATTCAGTGGTAATGGATCGGGATTAACAGGAGTTACTGCTTCTGGAACTGGTATCATCATCAAAGATGGTGGATCAACAGTCGGAACTGCTGGAACTATAGACTTTGGAGCAAACTTAAGTGTGTCTGCACTATCAGGTGCGGCTGTAACGGTAACTGGTGCTGCTGGTGCTACTCTCACAGTTGAAGATGAAGGTAGTGCATTGGCTGAATCTGCTGCAATATTAAACTTTGTTGGATCTGGAGTGGCTGCATCTGGTACTGGAGCAGATGGAAGGAAAACAATTACTATTGCTGGTTCATCTGTCCCTGCAAACTTAACTGCAACTACTCTGGATGTTGTTGGAATTGTAACTGCTGGTAGTTTTGTTACTGATCTTATAACTGGAAACGGAAGTGATCGTGGATTCTGTACCAGATATTATATTACTGCAAACGGTGCTTCAGACTATAGATTTGCAGGGCCTGGCATTGTCAATACTGTAGGAGATCCAACTCTATATCTACATAGGGGATTCACATACATGTTTGAGAACTCGACTGGTGGTTCACATCCATTCCGTATTCAATTTACAGGAACAACTACAGGTGTGGGAACATACGTCAGTGGAGATCAGCAAGGCGTCCAGATATTCACAATCCCACATGATGCTCCGCTCAGTTATGAATACCAATGTACTGCACATGCCAGTATGAAAGGAACATTTATTATCCCTAATTAATATGTCACCGTTATCATTTGGAATGGGGAAGTCAAGTGGAGCAACCTTCGACTTCGCAATATTTTACTCAGATAAGTTACAATTCTATTGGGAGTGGACTGATGGAAAAGACTTCGATCTTAGAGCTGAATTTATAAGACCTACCCAACTGGCAGGAACTGTAGTTGGTCATGGAAAGACATCTATAATTACAGATAGTGGTGGATCACAGGTCTACATGAAGTGGGGTGGAGATAATAATCTAGATACGGCAGGGTACGAAGGAATATACATTGACATAGACAGACTTAAAAATGTGTCTGGAGGATTGGCAGACAATACAATAGAATTAGATCTCCGAGGTATATGGTATGCAGAAGTAGGACTAGATCCTGTAGTTGTAAATGCAACAGGATATGAAGGTGGTACTATGACACTTGAAAACGAAACACCAAACGTGCCTGGATATGGATTCATAAACACTGGATATGCAAAATCTTTTACGGATTTTAAATCATCTATACCAGTAGTAGTGTCATCCACAAACCGAGAAGATAATGGACAAAGAATGGCAAGAGCAGTTATAAATCTAGACACATATCAGATAACATTCTTTCAAAACTAACTAAGTATAAATACGGCTAGAAATTAGTGGGAAATCAACATGAAAAGATTTTTACCTATAATTATGCTTTTGATGGCGGCTCCCATGGCAGCGAGGGCCGATTTAACACATAGATTGACTACGAGTACACAACTTAGTGTGGATAGCGCAGCAACTCAGGCCACAAGAATTGGCTCAACCTATACTGTAAGTGGTAACAATATCACCGCTGGTACTATGGGTGGACTAACAAAGTCTGCTGGAGATACTATCACAACTGCAGCTGCTAGTCAGACTCAAGGTTCATACTCAGTTACTACTGCTGGCTCTGCCTTCAGCTTAACAGAGTCATTCATTTTAGGCGACGCAGTAAATCCAATCGGAACTGGTGTTGACGTATCTGCTGGAGTCGTTGCTGACATGCCTGCTTACGGTAGTGTAATCACCCAAAGTGGCGGTGTGGCAGGAAGTCTTGCTGGTACAATTACATCAGCGGGCGTGATGACACTAACAGCTGGCGGGGCGGGCACCTCAGCTACTGGCCAATTTGTGTCAGAAATCTCCGTAGATTGAGTGTGATATATAATAATGAAGAAACTTGTCACCACTTTGGCACTGTTTTCGCTGGCTAGTCCAGTGATG